CCTGGACTCTTTGGCAGATGATCTTGGGGTCCGTATCGTCAATCAACTTGCCCATCGACGACCACAACCGCGGATGATGAAAAGCGGCGGTTATCATGTACCCTCGAGCAGTGTCAAAGAGGCGCCTGTTCAAAGCGGTTGCGCCAGTCTCCACAACCTGCTGCCTAAGGTTTCCGATTAAGGCAATCAGGTCGTCTTCGTCCATATAAGGGACGGGTTCTGGCTCTTTTCCTCCCTGCACTGTCATCATCTTTACTCCGAGAAACTTTTGCTCTGATGCGAAAACTCCTTCTTCAAGATCTTCAATTACCATTTCTGGCTGCCAGGTGTTCTTCTTGACCTCAAGGCCCATCTCCTTAAAAAAGGCGATGGACTTTTCCACATCCGAAGGGTCATTTCGTTGGTGAATGAAAAGGTGGTACGCAAGCATGCTTTTAACAGTGTCAAATAACGTTGTTCCAACGACACCTGTCAAAAGCCCAGTTTTGTTCGAATAGGCTTTTGTTCCATCCAGGAAGAAAGAAGACCCTAGAGCCAACTTCTTCCACATCTCTCCAACAAATTTGAAGAACTCCGAATTTCCATGTTGTTTTTCAAAGCACTTGATGACATAGTCCACAGTGAGATCCACCGTGTCTCGATCAACCGACCCGTCCATTTGGACGAAGTCGGGATTCACCTCGTACAATGTTCCATTTTTCCTCCAAACCATCTTGGTGTCATCTCCGTAGACAATGAACTTCGTCTCTCCTTCCTTGGTGGAAGTCATCCAATCCCACAGCTTCTTTGCACCACCATGGGCGTACGAGAAGCCGTAGGCATTCGAGCCTTTTCCTTCGTCAAAGGTGTAAATTGAAGACGAAAAGCTTTGGCATAGAATGCTGATCAGGAGAGAGGCTGGAGTTGAAAAGCTCCAGTAGGGACGGGTTTTCTCCATTATGTTGTTTACTTCGTACCGGTCCATTTTGTTCTTGCATTCCGACATCATCAGCTCTGGATTCTTCGAGATGAACTGTTCGAAGGTTCCATTGCTGATCGCATCCACGAGCTCCTTTAGAGCGGCCATCACATCA